CTATCTAATCTCATATACGCCGCTACCCTTCACAGCCTTTCGGCTCCAGTCATTGGCATAAGATTAGCAGATCATAGTATTATGAAGTTGCTGAACCTAACCTAAATTTTAACAGGATGATTGTGCCAATTTTTTTATTTTCTGGTCTGACCAATTACGGCACTCAGACCCTATCAACATTCATGTTGCCTATCTAGTAATTGTGTCTGCTGCTAGAAACATAGTATGTCTTTCCATGCTGTCATACATTCCTTCTGCGTCTAGTTGCCTAGAAGTATTGCTACTGTCTCACGACCGCTTTCTATGTAATTTAGTTAGATTTTAAATTGCTGTAGTCATCCTATGCAGTTATTATAACTGCAATACCGATATATGTCTAGTTAAATCTACTTTTTCTTTACCAAAATATCTTGGTCCGGCGTGACAGAATCGAACTGCCGTTTAGGAGGTAGAAGCTCCCTGTATTTTCCACTATACGAACGCCAGTATTTCTGGACTCGCTACCCTGACTTGAACAGGGATCTTGACCTTAGGAGTGTCTTGTTCTATCCAGTTGAACTATAACGAGTTGATCACACATGCCATATTTCCTGAAACCCTTCCGCTAGTGTGGGCATTTCAAATCGGTTGATCATATCTTGTACTATTTCTTCTGGGATTATTTTTCCCGGGCGACCGGCTAAACGACGAGACAATTCGTCAGGATCGGGAGTCTTAAACACCACAGCAATATGCTTGTAGTCAGGTAACATGCGAAACTTTTTTCGACGGCTGGCTTCGGTAACACTGGTTTGATCCCAGATCACAGTGTGGCCGTGCTGTCGTGCAAACGCAACCTGTTGAATCATTAGATCAATGGCCGTGGGCATGTAATCTCCAAACACTTCACTGTAGGTCCGGCCTTGTGTGGCAGCATACGCTTCCACAAAAGTATCCGTACTAACCACAGTCAAGCCCAGTGCCCAAATTTGATTTTTAACCCAGGTAGATTTTCCACTACCTGGGACTCCGATCAATTGATAACACTTAGACATAATACTCCTTACATCGTTGGGCCGTTGCCACTTTTAAAGCCTATGCTGCCGCCTTCGTCTTCGATGCGTTTGATAACATCTTCGAACAATATAGGAGCAAAGTCCGGAAGTTGTTCCACACAAACACAATGGTACCTAACATCAGGTTCATCGCTGTATAAAACTTCTCCAGTCCTAGCATCGACCCCACGGGCCCGCTTCACACGATTTGCGTGAGTATGTCCGTGTATGTTAACACCAAAACGGCCTAAGCTGTCGCTGTGTACGGGAATATGACTTAATATCATTCCGTTCATCACATGGTACGCTCGTAATTCACGAAAATAAGTCCTATATTCGTCATCACGGAAGATGTCATGGTTGCCACGGATTAAAACTTTGTCGCCGTTTAAGCGAGCCAATGTCTTTAATGCTTTGCGGTTTATAACCACATCACCCAAGTGATAGACCTTGTCCGTGGGACGGACTCGTTCGTTCCAAGCCTTGACCATGGCTTCGTCCATTTCTTCGGCACTGTCCCACGGGCGTAATTTGGTGACACCATCGTCACGGGTAAAGCGGCAAACACCCATGTGTCCAAAGTGCGTGTCGCTTACTAAGAATACACTTGGCATATCTGCCTCCTTTCGTTGTTTAATATGCTATTATAGCATTAATTGGTAAATTAGTCAACCGATCTAAATATGCGCCAGTCGTCTATGTTGGGCTTTTCGTCGGCATCATAAGTCCAGCCTAATGCTCGCATCATGCGGTGTTTGACTAACAAGTTAGGACTGCGGAATCGACCTGTGTCAGCAAAGCCCATCATCACACCGACTTCGCATACTGCACCACTACGGCAGATGCCTGCATAGCAATGAACTACCACATTCATATGGTTGTCTAATGCATGTTGCAGTAAACGAACAAGTTCGTTAGCCTGCTCTTGGCTACACTTCATTGCTTCTTCCAAGACTTCGTCTTTTTCTTCTACATCAAGAAACTCGAAGTTGTGAATTTCCTTAAACTTGTGTGCAGGTGTGGGACGCCATGAGGCCGGATCAACAATGCTGATCAGCATACTATTTTCTCCGGCCTCATGATGGAACCTAGTAGGTATATCAGCGGCTGCTACATTTTCAATCCATGGCATAAAGACTCCTATGTGGTGCTCCTACCAAGAATCGAACTTGGTTCTATGCATTACCAATGCATTGTACTGCCATTGTACTATAAGAGCAAGTGTGCGCGATTGGTGCGTCCCGAGAGGTTCGAACTCCCAACTCCCGGCTTCGTAAACCAGTGCTCTAATCCAGCTGAGCTAGGGACGCTTTTAATTTTTTCATTACCCGATAACTATCAGTTAACCCTAATGGCACAGAATAAATAGAACATAATGACCAACATATTAAATTTTGAGACCGAACATGGCAATTTTTTCATCGAACTGCTTGACAATGAATTTGTCAATCAATGGTTACAACATTTTTTAAAAGTATCTCAAAAATATCACACCTTAATCCAACCCACTCAGTGGCCATGGATAGAAACCAGACTTGATTCAAAAAGTCAGGCTATTGATCAAGTGGTTTTGGCCACAAAACTCATTGACAGTCTTGATTGTGTTGCTCCATTGCCAGAAAAGGTCTGCCGAGAACAATTGATTTCTCTGGATTTATCTACTCAACAGATACTTAATAGGCTTCATCGCTATGCGGTAGTTGCAACAGAAAAAAGAAATAAGTGGGTTATTTCTCAAGAATCCAGTTTTGAATGGGTGTCTTACGAAAATGATCAGTTTGATTATGCTGTTAATTTGTTAAATCAAAACATTCACAATTTAGAAAGATATGTGAGTACACCACATAAAAATAAATTTTTGAGCACATGGCACGGCACTGAACTATTGTTTGATGCTTCGAAATATAGCAATGTAAACATATATCATGATGATGTCGACGTGGCCATAAGTGACGACATGTTTCCGTACTTGAGACTTACGGGCTTTGATGTTTGGATCAAAAAAGATCTTCTAGGCAAAGATTTTATAACTGCGTTCGCCGATCACGACGACCCAACGGAATTTGATGTTAGACCTCCTACCATGTACTCGGGAGGCATACATATAGATCAAAACACCGGCAAAGATCATATATATCATAGTACTGAATTTGTCAATTGGCTTGGGGGCACTCCTGCCGATTTCCACGGCAGTTACCCTTTGGGTAATGTGATTTCAAACAAACAAAATACCGTCAATGCCAAAACCGTTAAATTTGTAGGACTATTTGTTCGCTGAATCATTGGTTTGGTGCGCCCGGATGGAATCGAACCACCATTCCTAAGTTCGTAGCCTAGTGTATTATCCATTATACTACGGGTGCAAAATAAACAGGATGCTGTTTTGCTTTTTTTACAGAAAAGTTTATTTTATTTGCTGTAAGCATCCTAAAATTGGTGCAACCTCTTGGACTTGAACCAAGCACACCCGCCTCTTCAGGGCGGTGCTCTACCAGATGAGCTAAGGTTGCAAAATTAAAACTGCTCAGGGGTGACCTACGGGAGTTGAACCCGTACTAACAGAATCACAATCTGGGGTGCTGCCGCTACACTAAGGTCACACCTCAGCAGTCTAAGTTTTATGGTCTCCGATGCAAGAATCGAACTTGCGCTCCTTGGTCCCAAACCAAGAGTGATACCATTTCACCAATCGGAGTTGAATTGAATTTGTTAAAGTAGCAGCACCACATTATTGCCACCATTCACCCGAATTAACAAGCTCGAGCGGGATTCGGTAAGTTACTTGGGATACCGGTCCAGTTTAGTCGCCTCAATGGACCTAGTGGGTGTCGAACCCATCACCTTCTACTGTTTCGGTCCTTCGAAGAAACCTAGACAGCGTGACTTTCTCTTGCTAACACTTTAACAAAACTTGGCGCAGAACATTTCTGTTTTTATCCGTGTCCAGGAATATTACTCCAGACAAAAACTGCAAATTTGGGGCATCATGTGGGATTCGAACCCACGCAAGAAAACCTTGATGATCATTCAAGGTTGAGGCAAACCGCACCCCGTTACATCCTATGACACCATAAACTAATCAAGAGCTTGTAGACCAAACTACAATTTACCGGTTTCTAGACGAACTCTTAAACTTGGTGGTTAGTGCTGTTGCGACACAGCGACATCCCTTGAGCGAGAGCGTAGGAACTTAATCTACGGGTAAACACCTCTTGGGTCGAACAGTCAGGACAATTACTTTTGTAAGGCGTACTAAGCAGCGCCTGTTCAGAGCGCTCCCTTTGGGTTACTTTCATTTCCAACTAACCAAAACTTGGTACCCCAGGCGGGAGTTGAACCCGCATTTAAATTTCTCTTTTTGAGAGAGACGACTTTGCCAATTTGTCTACTGGGGCATTAATTCTTTATGGCGGGTCCTGAGAGGATCGAACTCCCACCCTCGGTTTCGAAGACCGAGATGATATCCATTTCACCAAGGACCCTAATAAGTTTTCGAGCGACCCGCTATCTTTCTCAAGGACTCACGGGCTTGTCTCGATAACGGAGTTTATGCCACCTTGCACTGCTACTGGTGTGTCATGCTCAAGAATAGGGCACTAGCGAACAAGGGACTCAACATTATCGTCTATCTCGAAATCTGGTGGAAGTAAGTAGATTCGAACTACTGACCCGCAGCGTATGAAGCTGCTGCACTACCGCTGTGCTATACTTCCAAATTTG